GACAACGAAGATGCAATTGCTTTGGTTCAGAATGCTCTAGTTGGTCTTATTGGAATTATTGGCGGGTATTTTGCTGGAAAAAGTAAAGGAGATGAGTAATGGCAGATAAAAATGGTGATGGAATTGTTTACCATCGCTCAGATTGTGGCGAAGATAATGTAAGAATGTATGGAGCAGGTGGAGATCTTCCTGGCTCAATCTGTGGAACTTGGGGACTTAGCCCTGAAGCAATTAAATACATACATGATCATCCTGAAAAAAATCATAGGTTTGAAGACGTAATTCTTATTAACCCAATAGTTGATGTGGCTAAAGAAGGATATGAATTAATAAAAGATGGTGTAGCAGATGTCGTGGAAGTGGTAAAAGATGCTGCAACATATGTTGAAAAAGAATTTGGTGCATAATGGCAGATACATACTCACCTAATGCAGGCATGAAGGCTGCTGCAAGACGTGCTTTGAAGTGGAAAGAAGATGGCAAGGCAACAGGGGCTGGAACTCCAGTAGGTTGGGGTAGAGCAACAGATATTGTTAACGGTGCATCTATGTCTCTTGATACTGTTAAGAGAATGTACTCTTTCTTTTCACGTCATGAAGTAGATAAAAAAGGTAAAGGTTTTTACGATGGTCCAGAGTTTCCTTCTAATGGAAGAATTATGTGGGAAGCATGGGGAGGAGATGCAGGGTTTGCATGGAGTCGTGCCATCGTTGAGCGTGAAAAAAGCAAGACAGAAAAAGTTTGGAATGGAAGTCCATTTAGTTTAAAGGAGTAAAAATGATTTATATCCTTGTTGTGGGCTTGACATTGATAGCCTTTTCCTCTATAATTATAGTAATGAACAAAAAAAGAAAGAAGTCTTTTAATAAAATACTATATCGTCAAAGCGATATGCACAATATATTAAAAGATTTTTTCTTTAAAGACATTTTTGATGACAAAGTTGTTACATCTCAGTCCAAAATTTGGAGAGAAAAACAAACAACCAAGGTAGTCATAATAGATCAAAAAGCATATTGGGTATCAAACAACATGTTCTATGTTGGAGATACGGTAGATGGAAAGGTCAGACCAGAAACTGGAAGACCTTTAGACACAACCAAGATGTCAAAAAAAGAAGTAGATAAGATGTTATTCATCCTGGATAACTTAAAGAATGGGAAAATAAATGATAGTGGCAGTGCAGGGAACTAATGAGTTTGATGACTATAATCTATTCCTTCGTGCTATAAGTGTTGCTTTATCTGGAATGAAAGAAGAAGAAAAAGATTTTATAATTTATTCTGTTGGTCCAACAAGAGTAAACTCTTTTGTTTCAGAGTTTTCAAACCTTTCAGAAAGAGGAATGAAAGCAAGGGGTCGTAAAATAAAGTTTTATAAAGTTCCAGAAAGTTGGGTACATGACAACATGGACAGCATAAACTATTTTGCATTTCTTAGCAAACCAAAAGAGCCAGTATCAAAATTAACAACTTTTGCAGAATCAAAAAATGTAGAAGTAGGAATCTTCCGTTACTAAAAGAAAGAATACAATGATAATTAATTCGTTAGCACACATGGAAAAAATTGTTTCAAAGAATAAAGAACTTGAGTGGGTTGGTTGGGATGTTGTTGAACGCAAGCGATCAGACCTTGCAAGAACATCACCAAGCGGAGTTCGTGTAAAAAATGCATGGTACCTACAAAAAACCTTTAACCTTAATCGTAATGGTTGGGATATTCCAAACAAATATGGTCAGTAATGAAACAGCATATATGGAAAGATAGTGCTGCATGCTTGGGATTAGAGACAAATATATTCTTTGATAAATATGAAGAAGATATTGATACTCGCCCAATAGTTGATTCAATATGCCAAAGATGTCCAGTTTCAAAAACATGCTTTGCTGTAGGAGTTTCTGGTAAAGAGTATGGTGTTTGGGGTGGAGTTTTTCTTGAACTTGGTGGAATATCAAGAGAATTTAATAAACATAAAACCAAACAAGACTGGGCCAATACCTGGCAAGCATTGACAATGGAGAAATAATGGCATATATACATGACAACGATAAATTTTATACCGATTTACATAAATTTTTCGGTAAAGATAACATTAAATTTTTAAATCATGGCTATTATCCGTCATATAGTTATATAAAGCCAGAGCATATTGAATTTAAAAACCAATTGAGTTTATACTTATTTCTTTTTGATGAAATACAAACATCTGGGCATTCTATTTTGGAAATAGGTTGTGGAAGAGGCGGTGGAATAGACGCACTTGCAGAATATTTTGATTTTAAAGACATAAGTGCTTGTGATCTTAATAAAGAGGCAATCAAATTTTGTAAAAAAACTCATAAAAATAAAATAAAGTTTAAAAAATGCAGTGCTGAAAAATTAAAATATCCAAATAACTCTTTTGATATAATAATTAATGTTGAATCATCTCATTGTTATGAAAATCCAGAATTGTTCTTTAATGAAGTAAGAAGGGTTTTAAAGCCAAATGGTATTTTTTTATATACCGATACGGGTGCTACAATTTTAAAATTTCAAAATCCAAATGACAATTTTAAAATTATTAAAGGTAAAAATATAACAAAAAATATTGCAGATTCTTGTAAAGATGATATTGAAAATTTTAAAAAAATAAAAATAGAAGAAAAAAGTAGACAATTTCTTATTAATCTTACTAAGGACAAATACAAAGTATATAATTCTGGAGAAAATCAATATATATATTATGCATGTACAAATAGTGAGGAATGGTTTAATAAATAATGTATACAGATCAAATGCGTAGAGCCTTTCACTCTGTAAGTCCTCCAAAAGGGTTTTCTATAGAGTTAATTGACAATGAGCATTTTTTAACTATTAAACTAAATGAATACAAGTTTGCAAAAATGGTTCATGACGATAAAATACAGGCTCTTCAATATGTTTTGAATTTAAAAAAAGCATTGGAAATGGAAGGGGCTATTGTCCTAGTAACAAGAGAGGCAATAAAGTGAGAATCTTTATATCTATTGCATCTTACCGTGATCCAGAACTTCAATGGACGATTAAAAGTGCTATTGCAAATGCAAACAATCCAGACAATTTATATTTTGGGGTTGTTCATCAAGGGGTTGATTCAGAACTATTTGATATTCAGGAAATAAAAAACATATCTATAACTAAAATGCATCCAAAAGAAGCAAGAGGTGCAGGATATGCAAGGTCAAAAGCAATGGAACTATACGCTGGAGAAGAATATTTCCTTCAGGTTGACTCACATACAAGGTTTGCTCCTGGCTGGGATTTAATCTGTATTGATCAGTTAAACAGGGCTAAAAATATATCTGGCCATAGTCGTGTATTATTATCATACTTTCCTGCACCATTTGAGCCAGAAAGAAATGGCGGTATGTATTTAATTACAAACAGCCCAAAAGTAAAGCCATATCCAACTAGACAAAAGATATCACTAAATAAAAGAAAACAGTGGACAGCAGAAAGATTTGAGTTTGATAGTAAGGTAAAAGAAAATCCAGAACTTTCTGAAACAGTTCTTGGTGGCTTTATTTTTTCAGATGCCTCAATTATTGAGGAAGTTCCCTATGATCCAGAGATTAGTTTTTTTGGTGAAGAGATTTGTTTTGCTATGAGATCATGGACTAGAGGGTGGGATATATACTCTCCTTCAAAAAATATCGTATATCACTTTTATTCTCGTGGAGGATACAGTAAGATATGGAAAGATAGAAATCTGCGTGGTATTTCTTGGAAAGAATTAGAAGAAATATCATATAAAAAACAAAAAAGAGTTCTTTGTGGTGAAGAGACTGGAGTCTTTGGTGCTGGAGATGTAAGAACGCTTGAAGAATATGAGATGTTTACTAATACTAACTTTAAAGATTTTTATAGTTTGACAAAGCCGTAGTGTTAGGATATAATTAAAACATGTGGAGTGGTGATATGAAAGATATTTTTATTGTTGTTTTTGCAACATTGTCAGTTTGCTTTGCATTGTCATACCTACTAGTTTTAAGACAGTCTATTAAACTTAAACGAGATGTATCAAAACTTTTTATTGAAAAGACTTTGCTTCAAGAATATGTTGATCTAACTAAGTCTACAAAAATAAAAGAAGATTCAGATGATTCAATACATAAAGAAAACTTTATTAAGTTTCTTTCTGATTCTAGACTGTGGGCATTTGAATATATTGAGAATGTTCAAAAAGGTTTAACTAAATTTGTTAATGATATTGATGCAGACATATCATACTTTGATGAATATGGGGAGGCATTATCTATGTCAAGACCAGACTATCCATCTATGAAAAATATTTCAAAAGCATATAAAGAATTAAAAACACTATTGCCAGAGGAAGAAATAAAATAATGAGAGATATATTATTGTCAACATTAACAGGTTTTGGATGTGGTGTAGTATTTGCTGCATTCAAATTGCCAGTTCCAGCCCCTCCAGTTTTTGCGGGAGTCGCAGGAATTGTAGGGCTATGGGCTGGATATGCTATACTAATAAAGGTTCTATCCTAGGAGGAAAAATGAACACAGAACAACTAAAGGCACTACTTGCATCATACGGACGTTCAGTCCTTGCATCAGGCCTTGCACTATACATGGCAGGCGTAACAGATCCAAAGGATCTATGGACTGCACTTGTTGCAGCAATCGCACCAGTGGCAATTAGAGCAATCAACCCAGCAGACAAGGCTTTTGGTATCTTGCCAGATGCTAAGGCTGTAGAGACCGCTCTGAAGGCTGCTAAGGCACCTGTAAAGAAGGCTGCTAAGAAGGCTGCGCCAAAGAAGTAATATTTACTTACAGAATTGCCAGTCTAGAAATAGGCTGGCTTTTTTGTTTTATGAATTAATTAAATTTATGTATTTATCTCTTAATGACTCTGTTGAAAAATTAATAAATCCAAGATCAAATGCTTCTTGTTTAATTAAACTATCTTTCTTTTCCATATAGTCATCAACTGTTTTTGCAAGGTTTTTTGGATCAACATCATATACATCAATAATAGCCTTAGCCTTAAACTCATCAATCTTATTTGCCTCTACCGTCCATTTATCTGGAAGAATAACATTGTTTGGAGAAATGCGGGGCATAAAAACAGGTAGCCCACTAAGAAGAGCCTCATTCATAGGTAAACACAGTCCAGCATACCTTCTAGGCAATACCATTGCATCATACCCAGAATACAGATCTTCTGGTTCTTTTGTTGTCTTAGTCTCAATAGTTAATCTTTCATTGGTATTCCTAATACCCAAATCACTCTGGGTTTTAATTACAACTTCGTAATCTCCTTTAGAATACTTAAGCATTTCTATTACAGTATTGGTGCCGTTTCTATCTTTAACTGCAGCCTTGCCACCAATATGCAATATACGATTATGAGCCTTTGACATATTATTTTCTTTTGCATTATTAAAGTTTTCATGGTTTGTAGGTGGGGGTAGATAAACAACCTTACACTTATCACCAAAGAGTTCAACTATCTTATCCATATTCCATAGGCTTGGAGCAACAAGCACATCTGGAAGTGACCATTCCGTATGCACGAGATTTCCAAAAAATTCATAATTATATTGAAGGATAGTCTTGACTCCACGTGATCTTGCTATATCAATAAATCTTGGATTATAGAATGTCTCACAACTAATTACTACGTCTACACCTTTAATAAAATCTGCTATCTCAGAGGTAGTAGGGAACCCCTTTATTGTGGTTTTATAATCATATCCTTCATACCACTCAGGATGTTGTTTATTTTGATTAAAAAATCTTGAGTTAATTAACATAATTTTATCAGGGTTTAACATATTAACTAATTCCCTGGTTTGATTACCAAGACCAGTATCATCACATCTTGCAATTATTCCAATTTTCATTTTTCACCGTTTTCAAAAAATCCAGAGTCCCTTAGTTCTTTTTTAGCCTCTTCAATTGTTTTCCATTCCCAGTGATTATCGTCATTCGTAAACTTTTGAGTACTTTTTCTGCCATCTAAATGAATAACACGGCTTATGTTTTTCCCTTTATCTGGATAATATATAAACATTTTGTGTGCTTCCCAATTTCTAATCTTAAACTCATAGTTGTCTTCTGAAGGTATTATTTGGTTTGGTAAATATTCACAATCAGTTTGAACTTTTCCATAAATTTCATCTTCTATATAGTTTATTTCTTTGACATTCGGAAGTATAACTTGTCTGTAATAATTAGTTAAGGCAAGATGAGGGTTCTGACTCCACTGAACAGTCTTTAAGAAAATGTCTTCTTCTCCACACATCATATGCTCATGCTCTACAGGAACTTCTTCTCTTAAATAAAAACGTATAACGTTTGCTTTGTCATCACCAATTAGATCAAAACATTTTTGCCACTCTATTGGCCTATCAATTCTTAATGGCAAATCTCCTTCTATGTATAAAATTAAGGATGTTTCTACAAGACCAATTGTTTTTTTCATCATTGTAGTTTGATGACTGTGCTTATCAAAAATTATTGGCAATACGTTTTTATATTCATGTAAGCATTTCCATAGAACTTTATTTTTGTATTCGTTATACTCATCTTCGTATTGTCTTTGTTCTTCTCTTATGCCATCTATTTGTAAAATAATTTCATTATTAGGAAAATGAAATCTTATATTTTTAATTGTTTCATCTATCACCTTAGTGCTAGGATGACTTGGTATATAAGAAGTTGGAACTACAATAGTAACATCAGTTATTTGCATTTATTTGTCTCATAATCTTTATAGAAAAGTCTCTCTTGTATTTAATCCACCAGCAAACTACTTGATGCATATTTCTTGGATAGTTAATTAATAAATCTGGCAGAACTTTTTCAAGATTATTCCAATTATCTAAAGACTTAACAGGAAATTCAGGACCAAACATTTTTATATAAAATTTTGTTTCTGTCATCGATGGATCTAGTTTATCTGCAATAGGTAGAGTTAATAACTCTATTGCTTCAAAAAATCTAAATGTATCTATTACTGCTGCACCAGATGGACATGGAGCAATTTTTGCACTTGCAAGTTTAGCATAATAGTCTTTTGGTTTATCGCCCAAGGAAAACCCTTCTGTTGGTCCATATAGTGAATTTTTTAATCTTGGCATAACTGAGGCTAACTCTCTTCTTCTTGAGTGTGTTATCTGTCCCCCAAAGTATACGTCATATTCTTTTTCTTTATATTCTGGAATGTTATCTTTAAAGTGTTGTGGGGCACCTACTGGCATATGGTTATATTCCCCATGCTTTTCATGAGGGTACTGAATCCATATTTCAATATTAGGATGTTTAATTTCACTTACATTAAATTTAGCATTTTCATCACCATTAACAAATAAAACAACTCTTGATATTTTATTTAACTCTGCAGATATTTCTTTTTCATTACCAGCGTTTCCTGGACCAGGAATAACTACAAAGGCTCTTTCCTCTATTGGAAGTTCTTTTACAGTTATTTGTTCAATATGATTTCTATCAAATGTTTGCTTCAATAGTCCATAGTCCCATTTTCCGTCGGCAGAGTCAAGTGGGTTAATTGAATATAGGTATGCCTTTATGTTACTCATTTTTAGTTCCATCTTGCATAAATTCAGAAGTATCGCAAGCAGCACAGGTATTAACCTTTATATTTCCTACAACAGATGTAGATTTAAAAAAATTTCCACACTTACAAGTAACTGTTACTTCAAAGAAATCTGTTTTGTTTTTCTTAGACTCTTTGTCTATCCACTGATTGTAGTAGTCATCTGTAAAATAACCAAGACCGTTTTCCTTTTTGTCAAATGGATAAAAGAAAGAGTTGTATGGGTCTTCATTAGTTGAAGGATATCTTCCCCACTTCTTATTATAATACTCTTTAGTTACACCCATATTTGGATCAACTCCTCCAAGTTTTAGACTATGTGCCATTATTGTATCTTTAATATCAATTTTAACTTTTTCCCACATTGTTTTATTCTCTACAATTTTTTTCCAATGATCGTCATATTCTAATAAAAATGCTCTTTGAATTCTCATGCTATAGTCAAAGTCTTCGTAGCCATATGGCGTAAAGTTGGTATCAAAAAACCCAACCTTATCTATTAAGGTTTTATGAAATGCTATAAAGTGCCATCCATAAACACCCATTGCTTCAACTATGACATGTTCTGTATTCTTTAATATTTCAATAAAATCTAACCCACCAGGCTCACCAAATTTAACAGCAGCACTCATAACTATATACCAATCAGCACCGTCATCATACATTTTTTGTATTCCAAGATTATGGCTTGCCGAAAACCCAATATTGTTTTCAGTATTATCAATTTCAAAAACATTTTCTAGTTTACATGTTGCCATGAGATTATCTCTAAAAGACTTAACTCTGTATGGAAGACCGACAACGTATTTCATTTATTAAATATATCCTGATTTACCCAAGTTTTTGGTGTAAGGTAATTTTTAATTTCAACTGGCAAATTAAAGTTAAATGGTCCAGTGCCACGACTTTCCACCCACTCAACCATAGAAGTTAAGATTTCTTTTAATTCGTAGTGTGTCTCATAGTTAAGTAGTTTTCTTGCTTTTTCTGCTGAGCAATGCGCCAACTTTACTTCAGATGGTCTTGAGTCTAAGTATATTGGACTTAAGTCAAAATCAAGGATTGATGCAATTTCTTCTGCTAAATGATTGATAGTTATAAAATTGTCATCAGGACCAATATTGATTACCTCTCTATTGGCTACATCAGAAAAGATAACTTTATGAAATGGATCTATAATATCTCTTATGTCAGAGAAACATCTCTTTTGGTTTCCATCACCATAAATTATTGGTTGCTTGTTTTGTAGCATACGATTAATCATAATTCCAGCAACATTTCTAAAAGGGTCTGTATAGTTTTGTCCATGTCCAACGACATTGTGTGGAACTAAAATCACAAACTCCATTCCGTGTGTTTCAGAAAGATTTTTTAGCGTTAGTTCAAATGCATGTTTTGCTATGCCATATGGATCTTGTGGCTTAGGAGTCATATTTTCTGTAAACGGAAGAGTATCTTGCATACCATATCTTGCCATGCTTGATGTGTATACAAACTTTTTAACTCCTGCCTGTATCGCACAAGTCAAAACGTTCATAGAGTTACCGTATGTATTGTCAGTAATAAATTTAGGAGAAAAAACAGAAAGTCCTTCGTGAGCAGTACATGCTGCATGAATTACAACTTCAATGTCTTTAAAATCTTCCTTGGTTAGATCATTGCAGTCTTTATTGACCCATTTAATTTCTGAAGGTATATTATCAATATAGCCACCAACTAAATTATCTACTCCGATAATATTATGATTTGAAAGGCTCCTTGCGATGTTGCTTCCCAATAGGCCAGCAACACCAGTGATCAATATATTCATTTTACCCTACCCCTTTTTAGTCTTATAATATTATAGCATAGGGTTTGTGATACAATGTTTAAATGAATGATCTGCTTGTCCTTGTCCCATCAAGAGGAAGACCCAAAAACCAAGAAAGGTTTTTAGAGTATTTTTTTAAAAATTCTACAATTAGCGATGTTTGTTTTATCCTTGACTTTGATGATGAATCTAACTACTCAAGGCTTGACAACGTTATCTATGAAGTAGGGGAGCCATTAATGCTTAATGAAAAACTAAATAAAGTCTCTAAAAAATATTATAATGACTATAAGTTTATTGCATTTATTGGAGACGATCACCTTTTACAAACATATGCGTGGGATAAAGTTTTAATAAATCCACTATTAAAAAAAATTGGTATATCTTATGGAAATGACCTTTATAAAAAAGAAGAAATGCCTACATGCTCAGTAATAAGTTCTGAAATTATCAAATGTCTTGGATATATGGCACCACCAGAGTTAAAACACTCATATATAGATAAGTTCTGGTTAGATCTTGGCACTGCTATAGGGAATATAAATTATTTTAATGATGTTGTTTGGGAGCACATTCATCCAGATAACAAAAAAACTGAAGTAGATGAAACATATTTAAGAGGGTGGTCAAGCCAGTCTCAAGATAAGCAAAACTATGCGCTCTATAAAGACATTAGATTTTATGAAGATGTTGCAAAAATAAAGGAAATAATTTAATCATGAGTTTGATGTCTATTTTTGAAAAATTAAATAAGCCCACAGATAAAGGTACTTGTCACAACTATATTGAGATATACAATAAAGAGTTAGACAAAAAAGATAAAGTAGTTTTGTTAGAAATTGGCATCCATCACGGAGGCTCCTTAGTCTTATGGGATGAGTGGTTTAATAATGCAGAAATCTATGGGATAGATCCATATTTTGAATACAATGGAGTTTTGCCAGATGCCGTAGCCAAGTTACCATATAAAATTTTTACAATTGACTCAACATCAAAAGACCAATCTATAATATTTAAAGATGAAATGTTTGACTATATTATAGATGATGGGGTTCATACCTCTGAGTTTCAAATAAAAACATTTGATATTTATTTTAATAAATTATTAACAGGTGGGAAATATTTTATTGAGGATATTGCATCAAACGAAGACCTTGTTAATCTTGAAGAACATCTACACAATTTTAATTATAAAGTAATTGATTTAAGATATCTTGGAAGATATGACGACTTAATGATTATTGTACAAAAATAAATTAAGAAATTCCAAGTTCTTCTAAAATTGCAGTCCACCTATGAACATATGTATGTTCTTTCTTTGTGCGATTATGACCATTGATTCTGATTCTTTCTCTTACCAAAGAGTTTTCAAGGTATTGATCTATCTTATCTCTTAAGTCATTAAAGTTTCCATGCTTATAAAATACAACTTCATCAGGCATAAAGTATTCATCTAGGCCCTTAATTTCTGGGTAAATAGTAAAGCCACCACGACCAGTAGACTCAAACAACCTATCACTAGTGTAATAAGGATACTCAAAGCCTATGTTAAGGCTATCTCCTACTGCAATCTTACTCTTAGCATAGATACGGTTTAGTGCATCCCCACGAATAGTTCCAGTATCACCATCTCCACCAACATGAAGAAATCTCTTGCCATATGTCTTTCGTAAGAAGTCAATCAATTCTGGACGATACTTATGTTCGTGGTGATATCTTTTGCTGCCAACAAAAATAACATCATACTCAAAGTTTTGTGTGTCATAGTCTGGGTGGATGTAGCATTCTTTATCATATACACCTGCAGGCATGAAGTGGCCTTTTACAGCGGTATTGTGATCAAACCAATCAGCCATTAGTTTATCTACAGTAAAGAAGTGTCCAATAGTTCTATAGAAACTATCATGCTTTAAATCTTTCTGACGATCTAAACCAAACCATAAATCTAGGTGGTATGTCATTGTAGGGATCCCAGTAGCATTTAGTTGTTTAAGAACATCGTCC